ATTTTATCGGTCAACTATCGCAACATCGCCATCGGGAGTGACCATCGAATACGTGAATCACGTAATGGGAACCTGTCAGATGTTCAACGGGGCACTACTTGACAAGATCGGCTACCTGTATCAGCCCCGACTTTATGGGTTCGATGACAGCCTGGCCGCTGTTCGCTCACAGGTCGCTGGCTACTCAAACGCTTTCATGCCTCACATCCGAATTGACCACATCGACACGGGTGCAACACCTTATCAGGGGTGGAAGGAGAAACACGCGGGCGAGGACATGGCCGAATACAACCGACTCAAAGACGCTTACCGTAACGGATTACGTTCTATCTTTGAACCTTCAACATGGTAGTTATCACAGCAATCTATCAGCCAAACGATCAGACCCGACAGATGGTCAGCTCGTTTGAGCGGCACGGTTACGAGGTGGCCATACTGACCGACCCATTCAGAGGTAACGGTGATGCCATGCGCAGATTGTACGGCTGCTACAAACGCGCGGTATCGGGGCACACCCATGCAATCTACTCAGACGGTGGCGATACGTTCTGCCAACGCACGTTCGACTTTCCGACCTCACTAACGTGGTCTGCTGAAAAGGCTTGCTACCCACATACTGAAATGGCGAAACGGTACAAGTACGGGAACGCTTTTAAGTCACCGTGGAGGTACCTCAACAATGGTGGATATGGCGGCCCACTCGATGCGCTGATCGAGTTCTTCGACCGGTACGGATTGAACCGTCTGCCGAACGAGGCGAACGGTCAGGCCGAGGCGATGGAGGCATACCTAAAGGCAAAAGAGGACGGCTTGCAAATCAAGCTCGACACCCGTTGCGACCTGTTCCAATGTATCGCCCACACCGATCCGAATGACTTTAGTTTCGATGGGCAGTTACTGGTTAACAACGTGACCAAAACAACGCCCGCGATTCTGCACGGCAACGGTCGGACGGATATGGGCCACATATACGAAAGGTGGGCATGAAGGGCATTGCGATAATAGGTGCGGGAGGTTTCGGGCGTGAGGCGTACTTTCATGCGTTGGGCCAACTTGTGAACTACGGCACCCAAAGGGAGATAGCGTTCTTTTCCGATGCTCAGTACGCGGGCGGTGACGTGCGGTCAATAGCCGAGCTTGAACCATATAAATTCGAGGCGGTCATTGCCATCGGTGATACTCAGGTCAGAAAAGAATTATCAGACCGCCTCGGATGGTGGCCGTGGAAAATGGACTTCTGCACGATCAGGCACCCGTCCGCTCAGATACTCGACCGCGACACCGTTACTATCGGTGCTGGGTCAATCATCTGCGCTGGGGCCGTCATTACCACCAACGTCAAGATCGGGCAACACGTACACGTCAACCTGAACGCTACCATCGGGCATGATTGCGTAATAGGTAATTGCGTGACGATTGCCCCTGGAGTGAACATAAGCGGCAACGTGACCATTGGCGATCGGGTCAACATCGGCACGAACGCATCAATCAAAGAGAAAGTGACCATTGCGCCCGATGTGGTAATAGGCATGGGCGCGGTGGTATTGTCAGACATAACCGAGGCGGGCACTTACGTTGGTGTACCTGCTAAAAGAGTGAAGTGATGCCACACCCTACTCGCATATTCAATACCCCTGATGATATGCTTGAGGCATGGCGCGGATACGTGCAATGGCTTGAGGATGTTGAGAAAAAACGGTGGCCGAAAGTTCAGTACGTTGGCCGCGATGGTGTGCGTGTTGAGGACTATCCAAAGATACCATACACCCTCGAAGGGTTTAAGCGATACTGCTATGCTGAACGCGGAAATGTAGAGCAATACTTTTACAATAAGGACGGCCTGTACGATGACTTCGTTGGTATCTGCGCGCAAATCAGAGAGTGGATACGTGAGGATCAGATAGTTGGCGGCTTACTTGGCAACTACAATCCATCGATTACCCAACGTCTGAACGGCCTCACAGAAAAGTCAGAAGTGACCGTAAAAGAGCAACCGCTATTCGGTGACAATGGATGAGCTTCATCTACACAACAGCTATCCGCAAGATCCGCAAGATGACTGCGCGAAAGCGGGTCATTCAGGGCGGAACATCGGCAGGTAAGACGTTCGGAATTTTGCCCGTGCTGATAGATATGGCAGCACGAACACCGCGACTTGAGATCAGCGTAGTATCTGAAAGCATACCGCACCTTAGACGTGGTGCGATGAAAGACTTTCTGAAGATCATGCAAATGACAGACCGATACATTGACAGCGGATGGAATAGGTCACTACTCACTTACACGTTCGTTAATGGGTCTTACATTGAGTTCTTTTCAGCTGATCAGGAGGGCAAGCTAAGGGGTGCGAGGCGAAACGTGTTATACATCAACGAGGCGAACAACATACCCTTTGAGGCATACCATCAACTGAGCATCAGAACGAGCGCAGAGATATTCATTGACTACAACCCGACCGCTGAATTTTGGGCACACACCGAGGTGCTAAAAGACAGCGATAGTGAATTGATCGTGCTGAACTACCTCGACAATGAGGCACTACCAGACACGATAAAAGCCGACATTGAATCAGCCCGTGAACGTGCGAATAATTCCGCCTACTGGGCTAACTGGTGGCGGGTTTACGGCCTTGGCGAGGTCGGATCATTGCAGGGTGTTGTGTTCAACAACTGGAAACAGGTCGAAAGCGTACCCGCTGCGTTCAGGCGAAGGGTGTACGGGTTAGACTGGGGTTTCTCGAATGACCCGACCGCAGTAGTTGAGGTAACGGTCATTAACGAAACGGACGTTTACCTTCGGCAGGTCATGTACGAAAAGGGGCTAATCAATCTCGACATCTCGAACCGATTGCAGCACCTAAAGACAAGCGAGATCATTGCCGATAGTGCCGAACCGAAGTCCATCGAAGAACTGAGGCGGTATGGGTTCAGGATACGCCCAACAGTCAAAGGCCCTGACAGCGTACGGGCAGGCATCGCGAAGATGCAAGGATTGAATCTGTACGTGACCAATGACAGCATAGACCTGATACGTGAACTGCGATCATATTCGTGGCAGGTCGATAAAGCGGGCAAGACAACCAACGAACCTGAGGACGCGAACAATCACGCCATCGATGCCGCGAGGTATGCGATCATGGAGGCGGTCAAAGCGCGCTCAGGCACATACGCAATCGCATGAAAATAGGCTACGTTGCCGACCGAGATGGAGGCGTTGAGTATCACCGACTGATAAGACCGTTTGAACATTTGGCGGCGCAGGGGCATGATGTCACGCGCTACAACGCAATACCTTTGGCGAATGTTGACGCTGTTGCTGTTGATGTTGTGGTATTCAATCGTTTCCTTGCGGGCGATGAGGCGGGGCAAGTGATACCTGCATTGAGGGCGCGGGGCATCAAAGTAGTATGCGATGTTGACGATTATTGGGTGTTACCGTCCTCGCACATTCTTTACCGCGAACACAAGAAAGTAGGGCCGCACATTGCCCGATCGATCGAGCAGGCCGATGAGGTATGGGTGACGCATGAGGCGTTGGCACAGAGGTGCCGACCGCTCAACCCGAACGTGTCCATTGTACCCAACGCGATAGCCCTCCAGGATGAGCAATGGCAAGTCACCCCGTTACCCGAAGTGCGCACAATCGGATACATAGCAGGCGCAACCCATCTGCCCGACATGGCCCTGACCGTAGGCGCGTGGCGCGGGTGGACGGGTAATAGGCTGTTGTGCGGGCTGACCGATAGCAACCGACAGGAGTTCACCGCGATGGCGGCAATGATGAGCGACCACGGGAAACTGCCCTTTCAGGTGGGTACGGCCATGGATGTGTGGAACTACGGCAAATTCTATGACCACATCAGCATTGCGGTCGCACCGTTAGCAGATACGGCCTTCAACCGCTGCAAGTCAAACCTAAAGATATTGGAGGCGGGCGCGAAGGGTAGGCCGATATTCGTTCAGGCCATGCACCCGTACTTCCCATTCAAGTCTGATGGGGTCATTCACGTCACCGACTGGAAACGGGCAATCGCACAGGCCGAGGCGATGAGTGCCAATGAGATCGCGCAACGTGGCGCGGCACTCAGGGCGGACATTGAGCGCGATTGGTCAATGGATGTGGTGAATGTGTTGAGGGCCAAAGTTTAATGCGAATTTCATTTCGCGCGTTCGTTTGCGCATTTCCTTTGCCGTCACTAATACACCAAAACGAATGACAGCGGAACAGATGTACGTAAAAGAAACGGGCAATAAACCGCCATGCGACCAAATAGCGCTTCATTATTGGTACATTGATTACGTTCAATGGCTTGAAAAGAAGTTAGAGGAAAGCCACTCAAAACCAACCCGACCAACCGAAAGCAGAACCGATGAAGACAACAGCCGACAAGCCGAAGATGAAGAGCTACAAGGTCATGTATCGCGTGAAGAGAAGAGACATGGGAGAGACCCCGTTTGATGTGCTATGTATGGTTCTTGACTTCCCCATTGACATGACAGCTGGAGACTGCTTTTCAGCGGCATTAAAAAAACTTGAATCAGTAATGGATCAAAAAGGGCACCTTGTCGCCATCACCGACTTCACCCCGATAGCCTAACTTCGCGGCAATGGCTAAATCAGTAATTGTACCTACATCATGGGCACAAGTAACGCTACGGCAGTACATGGCCTATTCCGACATGATGAGCGAAGATGCGCCCGACATTGACAAGGTTCACGCGGCCATCAGCATTTTCACGGGGGCCGACATTGATGAGGTTAAAACGTGGTCGGTCGGCTCATTTCAGCACGTATGGCAGACTCTTCAATTCTTGCAAACTCCGATTGATGCCAAGCGGCAGGACACGATTACATTGAACGGTGCAAAGTATAAGGTGGTCGCGAACCCGAAAGCAATGAGCTACGGGGCGTTCACGGGGTTGATGCACTTCGTTAAGAACGAAAAAGACGCGGCAAAGAACCTACACAATGCTTTCGCCTGTTGCCTGACTAAGCGCGGTCGGTGGCCGTGGTCGGGATACAAGTACGATGCAAAGGAGCATGAGGACGTGGCGGAGGCCGTGCTTGACCTACCTGTTACCGTGGTCAAACCGAACACTGATTTTTTTTTGTCCAACTACCTCAATTATTCAAAGCGTATGCTGGCCTATTCGGCAGCACTGACACGGCTGCTGAGGACGTGGACAGGTTTCACGCAACGTATGGGTGGATGGACGTGGCGGACACGTTAGCCAATGGCGATAGTTCCAAGTGGGACTATTACTTTAGCCTCACCGTTAAAGAGGTGTTCAACAGGTTAGCGTTTTACAAGGCGAAATCAACATGGCAGGCCCAGCAGTCGCAGAAGCGGTCAGGTTTTACGGTGGTCTGATTGTCAACCGCCTCGTTGACGGCTTGCAACAGAGTGAGCAGTCGGCATCGGGCAACCTAGAAGAATCGATTGGGTTCACCATTTCAGATAAGGGGTCGAACAGGCTGACATTAGATATTGAACTGGCCGACTACTACAAGTTCGTTGACGAGGGGCGCAAGGCTGGCAAATGGCCGCCACGGTCTAAGATATTGACCTGGCTTACAATGCCGAACGTCCTTGACCGCTTGGGCGTTCGCGGTCAGTTGCCCATCAAAGAACACGAGTCGCTTGCATACCTCATCAGCCGTAAGATAGCCCGCGAAGGAACTAAGGGTAACCACTTTTTTACCAACGTAGTCGAGAAATCAGGCATCATTGACGAGATGGCCGAGGCAATCGGTACGGCTGCGGTCGATGACTTTAGCGCAATGATTGACGCGCTCAATTCTAAACTTGCGGCAAAACGTACCTAACGGGTATATACCATTATGCTGATAATTGAGCAACGCCCACCCGACTACTCGCCCGCTTACAATCAGCAGCCGTGGGTGGTCAGGGAGACAAACGTAACAGATGCCGACCTGGCCAACTGGCGGATGCTGATAAATGTGTTGCGCGATGGCAACCTCGCAGACCCAATTTCCACGCACAAGTATCGCTTTCGCGCAGGCACAGGCGGATGTGTTGTGTTCGATCCTTCGCGAATAGTTGACGTTGACCTGTCATATACGCACGGCCCGCGCGACTACACCCTTTCGCCTTGGATGCTGGCAGAGAATAGCATCACATCGTATCGGCTCACGTTCACGTCTCAGTATTACAACGGTACCGAATGGGTTATTAAGGATATTATATTAGGCACCGACCCCATGAACTACGTGTTCAATGCGGTGTTTGACCCCGTGCCGTTCCTTTCTTACGATCAGACCGACTACCTGTTGAACGCATCGGGTGTTGGATGCCTTACCACGGCAGCGAACACGCAGACCATCGGCAGCAATGACAGCCTGTTTTTACATTGCCTGACTGATACGGCAGATTCGCCCTATGATATGCGGGTGCGCACGTACAACTACACGGGCGGGCTACTAAACACCTACACCTACACAAACCCGTTCACTGATTGGATCGGGGCGGTATCAATCGGCAGCTCAATCATTCCATCGGTCATAAGCAAGCGCAGGCGCACACGGGTGGCCGTTGGTACGCGCGACCTTGCCGCGATGAGTTCGCCCGTCTCGTTTGCGGGCGCAGGCAGCTACACCGTGACGTTCAGAAATTCAGGCGGGTTTACCGTTGGGCAGACATACACCTTCAACATCTCAGACTGCGCGAAATACGAACGGGTGCGCCTGCATTGGCTCAATCCGTTGGGCGGGTTCGATGCGTACACGTTCACATTGAAGTCGGTCATCGAAGAGGATATTGAGCGGTCAACATTTGGCCGTCAACATAACGTACTCGCATCGCGGCCAGTCAGCTACGGATACACAACACAATCACGCGGCACGGTCGAATATGCCTCAGACGTGCCCATGCGGTTAACGGTTAACAGCAACCATCTGACCGATGCCGAGAGCATTTGGATGAAAACCCTGCACCGTTCGCCCGAAGTGTACCTTGAGCAATCGGACGGCACGTTTATAGCGATGAACATACTCAACAAGAAATACCGTACGATGCGCGGCGTTCAGGATGGGGTCATATATGCGCAGTTTGAGTTGGCATACGCACTAAACGGACGAACACACCGTGGCTAATACCGAAGTACGTGTTGAGGGTCATTTGCTCGATGTTCAATCGGGCATGGCCTTTTCGTTCAATTATCAGGTGTCCGACGTTCGCAACCCTGAAACCCGCGCGACCGAGTTCAGCAAGACCGTTCGATGCCCCGGCACCGTAAATAACAATGAGCTATTCGGTCATGTGTTCGATGTGTCCGTAAGCAACATTATAACAGCGGGGCAACCGAACATAAAAATAAACTTCAACCCGAATAAAAAAGCAGCCGTTCAGGTCTATGTTGACTCAGCCCCCGTGTTCGATGGGGTCATTCAGCTGCGCAAGGTGCTTATCCTGAATGAGCGGATTGATTACGAGGTTGTGTTCATCGGCAGGCTGTCGAACATCTTTACTCGCATTGCTGATTACAAGATCAACGATCGCTACATCACAAACGAACAGAATGTGGCGGCGGGGGCGTTGCCAGTCTATGCGCCATATATCGACTGCTCAGACCTCGATCACGCGTATCAGCGGCAGACCATTATTGACACATGGACAGCACCGATAGGCGAGGGCATCGTTTACCCGATGATTGACTATGGCATTAATACATTGTACTATTCAGACGGGTATCGGGTCTATCATGTTGAGGATATGCGCCCCGCCATCTATGTCAAGGAACTAATTGATCGAATCTTTGCCTACGCGCAATGCACTTATGAATGTGCGCTATTCGATACAACAGGCTTCAAGCGTCTTGTTGTTCCGCTGTCGAGTATGCCAATGATAGGAGACGATGAGCGTGAGCGAAATTCGCTACTTGTAGAAAAGTCCATCGATCAGAACCTGCATAACAGAACCTTGCTCACAACTGGGCAGCCGTTCACATTCGGAAATCACTCTTGTTTTTTGGCGTTAGGTGGTGGCGGGGTTGTGCCCGCGAGGGTATGTTTTGAGGTTGAGACGAATGACCCATCTAACCAATATGTCATTCTTGACACTCCTGGTAGCATAGTTCCAGGAGGCAACTATAACCCAGCCGCATCTCAATATGAGTATCAAATCTACCAGATGCACAGACGCGACAGATACTCCGCATCGGTCAAACTGATACTATGGTACAACAGTAATATCAACGGGTCACTTGCACCCGCATCGGGGTTATATCAGCAACGCCTCGAAATAGTGCATTACCGTGCTGCTGACGGCTCGTTGAACATTATAGGCTCAACAGATATTGAGTGGAACCTGACCGACATATTCGCAGTAAGCTCAGTCGGTACAGGCCCTTTCCCCATTTTCGATCAGACCATCACGGTTGAGTCAGACGATGTGGACACTTACGCGGGTGACGCGGTCTATGTTCACATTGCAGCCGATGGGCCTAATGGGTGGTCACCTGATTACGACACCCCAATCAACAGCAACACGGCAAGCTACATTGGGCATCAGATAGCTAGCGGATCATTCACGGTCACGCCATCGGTCAGTCAGCTATTTGAGGGCGGTACATACGAGGTCACTCAGAACCTCCCCGATGTGAGCATGAAGGACTTTCTCATTTCAGTGTTGAGGATGTTCAATCTGCAAATGACCCCATCGCCCGACATACCAGACCACTACATTATCGAGACATGGGACGAGTACTACGCCAACGGCACACGCAGAGACTGGACGTATAAGCTCGACCATAGCAGCCCGATCGAACTGATACCGATGGGGCTACTTGCAGCGCGGGAGTATATGTTCAAGTATTCGGAGGATGGTGACTACTATAACAGCCGATACCAGAATACACATGGGCGCACGTATGGCAGCAGGCGGTTTGAGATTGACAACGACTTCGTACCAAAGCGCACTGAGGTAAGCATTGTTTTCAGCCCGACACCGCTAAACAATGACTACGGGTCAAATCGTATCATTCCAAAGATTTACGATGCCGACATCAGCGAAGGGGCAAAGCCTACCGATGCGAACATTCGCATTTTGTATTATGCTGGGCTGTTGCCATCGTTACCCCGTTGGCGGTTCAGATCGGGTTTCCCGCCAGCCACTAACCTTGACATCTATCAGAATGAGTACCCCTATGCTGGGCACTTAAATAACCCGTACACCCCGACCTTCGACCTCAATTGGGGCATACCGTTTGAACTATACTATTCGGTC